AGGTCACGCCGAGCGGCCGGCGCCTGTGTTGGCTCGGAGCGGCGAGTAGCGAGGAGAGAGCGCGGCGGCTGGCGGAGAAGGTGGGATACGTCGTGCAGGATGCCCCTAGCTCGCGCGCAGAGCCACCGCCAGCGGCTTCGGCAGCGGCGGGCGCTAGGGGTGTAGCGGCGAGGGGCGAAACGGGCGTGGCGAAGGAAATGGGGCATGATGGTGGGACCGATCGTCCGTGAGCCGCCGGCCGTGTCGCGGCGGCCCTACACGCGCTGGACGCCGGAGCGCGACGCCGAGCTGCGCCGGCTCTATCTCGACGAGTGCCTGTCGCGGCGGGAGATCGCCGCGCGCCTGGGCCTCGGCTCGTGGAAGGCAGTCCGCAGCCGGATCCACGTCCTGGGCCTGCGCCGAGCCTGGAATGTAGGCGACGTGGTGCGCGTGGCGGCCTGGACCCTGCGCGTCACCGCCGTCCTGCCTGACGGCAACCACCTGCTGGTGCACGAGCCGAGCGGGCGAGTCTTTATCTGCACGCGCGGTATGGGGCTGCAGCCGGTCCAGGCCCGGCAGCGCGAGACGGTCACGCGCTACCGGCTGCGCTGCATCGGACCTGGGCCGACGCACTATTTCTGGTCCCGGGACCGGCGGACGCATCGGATGTGCGACCGCTGCCGGGTGAGGATCGAGAGGATGGGGTGATGGCCGACTGCCCGGCTTGTCTGAACGGCTGCGGTGGGGCCCGAAGCGATTGCCCTATGGGCGAGAACGGCGAGCCGAAGCCCTTGCCGCCCCGCCAGCAGCGGTTTGTCGAGGAGTACTTGATCGACCTGAATGCCACGCGGGCGGCGATCCGTGCGGGTTACGCCCCTGCGGCGGCGCAGGAGCAGGGTTCGCGGCTGCTATCAAATGCTATGGTGGCCGCCGCCATAGCTCGCGCCAAGGCCGCGCGTGCCCAGCGCGTCGCTATCACGGCGGATCGGGTGTTGCAGGAGATCGCCCGCCTCGCTTTCAGCGACCAACGCCGGCTGTTCAACGAGGATGGCAATCTGAAGCGCCCGCACGAGTTGGATGACGACACCGCCGCCGCAGTTGCATCAATCGAGATTGTCACAACTGAGCGCGGCGAGGGTGCGGTTGAGCATGTCGCCAAGATCAAGACCTGGGATAAGACCAAGGCGTTGGATCAGCTCGCCCGGCACCTTGGTCTGTTCAACGACAAGCTAGAACTGAGCGGCAAGGTGGATCTGGCGACTGTGGTTGAGCAGGTGCGGAGGCGTGCCCGTGGCGGGTGATCCAGAGGTTGAACTTGCTGAGGAGCTGGCCGCCTACTCGCTGGACCCGCTGGGTTTCGTCCTGGCGGTCTATCCGTGGGGCGAGCCTGGCCCGCTCCAGGATGCAGATGGCCCCCGCGAATGGCAGCGAGAGATCCTGATCAGCATCGGGGAGCGGCTCCGGGCCGGCTACGCGCCCGACGCGACCATGATGCCGGTCCTGCAAGCCATCTCCTCCGGCCACGGTATCGGTAAGTCGGCGTTAGTGTCGTGGCTGGTGTGGTGGGCGCTCTCCACCTGCGAGGATGCCAAGGCGGTCATCACCGCGAATACCGAGCCGCAGCTTCGGACTAAGACCTGGCCTGAGATCGCCAAGTGGGCGCGGCTCGCGGCTAACAGTCATTGGTTCAAAGTCTATGGCATGTCGCTGGTCGCGGCGGACCCAGCGCGGGCGAAGACCTGGCGGGCCGATGCGGTCACATGGTCCGAGACGAACCTCGAAGCTTTCGCCGGCCTGCACAACAAGGGCAAGCGCATTCTGCTGGTGTTCGATGAAGCGTCAGGCATCCACGACAGGGTGTGGGAGGTAGCTGAGGGCGCGCTGACCGACGAGGGTACTGAGATCATCTGGACAGCATTCGGGAACCCGACCAAGCCGTCCGGGCGGTTCCATTCCTGCTTCGGCCGCGAGCGCCACCGATGGGCCAGCCGGAAGGTGGATAGCCGGACCGTGCCGGGCGTGAACAAGGCGCTGTTTGAGGAATGGGTGGCGCTCTATGGTGAGGACAGCGATTTCGTCCGGGTCCGTGTTAGGGGCGAGTTCCCCCGTGCCTCCTCCATGCAGTTCATCCCGTCCGATCTGGTGGAGGAGGCGGCGAAGAGAGAGGTCGCGGCCCAGCGGTCCGACGCGCTGGTGATAGGCGTGGACGTGGCGAGGTTCGGGGACGACCAGACTGTCATTGCCATCCGCAAGGGGCGCGATGCCCGGATGCTCGAATGGGTCAAGCTGCGGAACGCCGACACCATGCAGGTGGCGGCGCGGGTGGCCGAACTAGCGCAGCGGTATGCCGCGGACATGGTGTTCATTGATGGCGGCGGCGTCGGTGCTGGGGTGGTGGATCGCTGCCGGCAACTCCGGGTCCGCTGTCAGGAGGTGCAATTCGGGGCCAAGCCGGACCGGACAGAGACGGACGTGGATGGCGCCAAGTACCGGAACAAGCGGGCGGAAATGTGGGGGCTGATGCGAGCCTGGCTCGCAGGCGGTGCGATCCCAGACGACCCGGAGCTGAAGGCGGATCTGACCGGCGTGGAGTACGGATTCGATGCCGATAACGCTATCCTGCTGGAGCGCAAGGAGGACATGAAGAAGCGCGGCCTTGCCTCGCCGGACTGTGGCGACGCGCTGGCTTTGACCTTCGCTGCGCCGGTCCTGCCGAGCGCGATGGCAGGCCAGCCCTGGGGCGTCGATACGACCCGTGGGCGGCAGGCCGTGATGGATTACGACCCCTTCGCCTCCGTCTAGCTAGCGAGTCTTTTTTCGCCCACCCCCTACCGTGCGGGCATGTGTTCGGCTCCCGATCCACCGCCGCCGCCGCCTCCGCCTCCGGCCCCACCCACGCGGGCCAATCCCGAGGTGCAGGCCGCGTCCGCTGGCGCCATGCAGCGCGCTCGCATGGCCTCGGCCGGGCAGAGCCTGCTCACTGGCCCGCTCGGCCTGACGCAGACGGCGACCACGGCGCCGAAATCGCTGCTGGGGGCGTAGCATGTGCCAGGGGGGTACTGTAACGCCGCTTGGCCAGCAGATGGGGATCACGCCGAGGGACAGCATATCCGCGATAGCAGGCAAGATCGCCGCCTATCGGAGCGGCGCTGGCATGGCGCCGACACCACCGCGCCCCGGCATGGCCTCGCCGGTTCCGGCAGGTGCCGTCCTGGTGCCGACGACGATTTCCGCCGGCCCGCCGCTGGGCGGCAAGACCCTGTTGGGGCAGTGACCCATCATGCCTGACGGCTCCACCTGGCGCCCGCTGCCCCGCGACGCGGAGCCGACCAAGCCCGCGAAGTACCGGGGCGACGATTTCCGCGACCTGATCCGCCATTGCGACCAGCGGCTGACGGAGATGCGGACCTACCGCAGCAGCCATTTCGCCACCTGGCGGGAGCTGAGCCAGTACATCATGCCGCAGCGCGGGCGGTTCGTGATGCCGCCTGCGATGAACCCCGGCAACCGCGGGGCGCAGAAGCAGCAGTCCATCGTGGACCGGACGGCGACCAAGGCCGTGAAGGACTTGGCCTCCTTCCTCATGGCCGGCATCACCTCGCCGGCCCGCAACTGGTTCCGCCTGACCGTGCAGGATCAGGATCTCGCGGACCTGCCCGAGGTCAAGCTGTGGCTGGACGAGGTGCAGAAGCGCATGATGCGTGTCTTTGCCGTGTCCAACTTCTACAACGGCATGGCGAGCCTGTTCGAGGAGCTGGCCGTATTCGGCACCGGGGTGATGCTGATCGTCCAGGACTACGAGGACGTGATCCGCTGCTATCCGCTGACGGCCGGCGAGTACATGCTGGCGGTGGATGAGCGGCTGATCGTCAACACGCTCTACCGGGAATACGTCCTGACCGTCGAGCAGATGGTCAAGGAGTTCGGGCTGGAGAACTGCTCCGACGCCGTGCAGAGCCTCTACCGGGCGAACCAGCTTGGCCGCGAGGTGCAGATCGTCCACGCGATCGAGCCGAACCACATGCGCGTGCCGGGCCGGATGGGCTGGCGCGGCATGCCGTTCCTCTCCGTGTGGTACGAGTACGGCCGGCGCGCGGACCAGGCGCTGCGGGTCAGCGGCTTCCACGAGTTTCCCGCCATCGCGCCCCGCTGGGACGTGGTGACGACCGAGGTCTACGGCCACGGCCCTGCCGAGGAAGCCCTGCCCGACGTGAAAACCCTGCAGCTTCTCCAGAGGCGCAAGGCCGAGGCCGTAGACAAGATCGTGAAGCCGCCGCTGGTGGGCGATGCGTCCCTCCAGAACAGCATCGTCTCGCTGCTGCCGGGCGGGCTGAACTTCGTGCCCAGCGGCTCCACGGCCGGGCTCAAGCCGGTCTACGAGGTGCCGCCGAACATCCAGGGTCTTCAGGAGTCCATCGTCGAGACGCGTGAGCTGATCCGTCAGGCGTTCCGGGCGGATTTGTTCGCCATGTTCGCCGGCTCCGACCGGCGGGAAATGACCGCGCGCGAGGTGGACGAGCGGCACGAGGAAAAGCTCCTCATGCTCGGCCCTATGCTGGAGCGGTTCCACGACGAGGCGCTGAACCCGCTGATCGACATCGTGTTCAACATCATGGCGCGGGGTAGGTTGCTGCCTCCGCCACCCGAGGCATTGGCCGGGCAGCACATAGCGCCCGACTACATCTCGCTGCTGGCGCAGGCGCAGAAGGCTGTGGGCACAACATCGATCGAGCGGGTGTTCGGCTTCGCGGGCAACCTCGCGGCGGCGATCCCGTCCGTCCTCGACAAGCTCAACGCAGACGAGGCCATTGATCGCTACGCCGACCTGCTGGGCGTGGATGCGCGGGTGATCCGCGGCGACGACGAGGTGGCGCAGATGCGGCAGGCGGCGGCGCAGAAGCAGGCGATGGCCGAGGCGATGCAAGGCGGCCTGGCGCTGGCGCAGGGGGCGAAGGTGTTGAGCGAAACCGAGACGGGCGCCGGGCAGAATGCGTTGCAGATGATGTTGGGAAGGTAAGCATGACGCAGCCGGCAACCGTACAGATGCCGACCATGAACATCGACGCCATCCTCGAATGGAATTGCGCCGCGACATGGCGTGAGAGGCTGGAAGACGAAAACACCGCTTACCGCATCGCGCAGCTCGCCCATGAGCTGGTCGTCTTCTTTAACCATAACGGCGGTGGCATGATTGGCGCTGGCGACGTATGGAACGCTGCTCGCAAGATGCTGTGTGAGACGCGCGAGGGCAAGCGGCTGAGGGAGTGGCTGCTGGAGTTCGGCCGGAAGCACAGCTGGGATAGCCGGAGTATGGCGCGCGACGCAGCCAACGACCCACGGTTGGCCGACCCAGCGATCCTGGCCGCGCGGCTTCAATGACCCAGCACGACCCCCACGACCCGCAGGCTGTAGCCGACCGCGAGCGCGAGATGCTGGCCGAGGCTGTGATGCGTCGCGATGCCTGGCACGCCCTGGTTGCCACCCCCGGCGGCCGGGCCATCGTTGCGGACCTGCTGCGGCAGTCAGGCTACCTGCACCAGAGCCACACGCCGGGCGACCCGCTGCACACGGCGTTCCGCGAGGGGCAGCGCAGCGTCGGCGCGCTGCTGTTCCAACTGCTCATGGCCTGGACCCCGGCAGCCTGGCCGGCGGTGCATGCGCTCCTGGCTCCGCCTGCTGATGGCGCTGAATAACCCCCCCCGCGAGTCTTTTTTTGTGGCCCGCATAGCGTGCTGCCATGTCTGAGACGACGACTGTCACCGACGCCCCTGCCGCCCCGGCGCCCGAGGCCGCGAGCCCGGCGCCAGCGGCCAATGCGCCTGCCGCGCCTTCCTCGCTCCTCGGCGACGCCAAGACCGATCCGGCGCCGGCCGAGACGCAGCCCGCGCAGGAAGGCGAGGGCGCGAAGCCGGAGGGCGAGGGCGAGGGCAAGCCGGAAGCCCCGGCCGTCCCTGAGAAGTACGAGTTCACCCCGCCAGAGGGCGTGGTGCTGGATGAGGGGCTGCTCACCTCCTACCAGGAGGCCGCCCGAGAGGCCGGGCTGACGCAGGAGCAGTTCAACAAGCTCACGCCGAAGCTGATCGAGCATGTCCAGGCTCTCCGGCAGGAGGCCGTGAAGGCATGGACCGACACACAGGCGGCGTGGGCGAAGGAAATCCTCTCCGACCGCACGCTCAGCGACGGCAAGGCTCTGCTGCCCGAGGCGAAGGAAGCCGCGGCCCGCGTCCTCGATGCTTATGGCGGCGATGCGCTGCGCGAGGCGCTGAACCTGACCGGCGCCGGGAACCATCCGGCCATCGTTCGCGCCTTCATCGAGATCGGCAAGGCCATGGGTGAGGACCGGATCATCCAGCCGGGCAAGACTCCTGGCCCCGCCATCGAGCATTCGCTGGAGGGGTACGCATCGTACCTCTACCCATCCATGGCCGGATAGCAGGCCCAGCCCGATAAGCGGTCCCTTGGGCAAGGGCAGCAACGCAGCGCCGTGAGGCGCCGCATCCCTTAGATGGAGCCCCTTCCATGGCAACACTCTCCGCGACCGCCCTGACCCTGGCGGACTACGCCACCCGCATCGACCCGGACGGCAAGATCGCGCCGATCATCAACTTGCTTTCGCAGACCAACGAAGTCCTGGATGACATGCTGTGGGTCGAGGGCAACCTGCCCACGGGCTACAAGACTACGATCCGCACCGGCTTGCCGATGGCCTACTGGCGCCTGCTGAACCAGGGTGTGCCGCGCGGCAAGTCCACCACGGCGCAGATCACCGACACCTGCGGCATGCTGGAGACCTACAGCCTCGTCGATAAGGCGCTGGTGGATCTTTCAGGCAACCCGGCTGCCTTCCGTCTGACTGAGGACATGGCCTTCCTTGAGGGCATGAACCAGCAGATGGCCTCGACCATCTTCTACGGCAATACGCAGGTCAACCCGGAGCGGTTCCTCGGCCTGGCGCCGCGGTTTTCGACCGTGAACCCGGCCAATGCCGCGAACGCCGCGAACGTCATCGATGCGGGCGGCACGGGCAGCACCAACACCTCGATCTGGCTGGTCTGCTGGGGGCCGACGACTGTCCACGGGATTTTCCCGAAGGGCAGCAAGGCCGGCTTGCAGATGGAGGACGTGACCACCCCGGCGCCGGTGCTGGACGCCAACGGCAACCCGTATCAGGCATATCAGACCCACTACAAGTGGGACTGCGGCCTGACGGTGCGCGACTGGCGCTTCGTCGTGCGCATCTGCAATATCGACGTGAACGCGCTCGGCGGCGGCTCGGCTCCGGACCTCGTAAACCTGCTGATCCAGGCGATACACAAGGTCCCGGTGATGCCGCGGGCCGCTGCCAACGTGCAGAGCGCGACCGAGGCGCGCGGCGGCGTGCCGCTCTCCTTCGGACGGCCGGCGATCTACTGCAACCGCACCATCGCCACCTGGCTGGACATCCAGCAGCGCAAGGACAGCCGCGCGTTCCTGACGCTCTCTGAGATCCAGGGGCGCCCGGTGCTGAACTTCCGCGGCATCCCGATCCGGGTCGTGGACGCGCTGCTGACCACCGAAGCCCGCGTGGTCTGAGAGGAGCACCAACCCATGGCGATCATTGACGCTCTCCTGCTGCTGGACGACGCGGCGGCGCTCACCACGTCCCGCGCCTCCACCAACGTCATCGACCTGTCGCAGGCCCGCGACATCGGCATCTCGCACCTCTACCTGAACTTCCGCTTCACCGAGCTGCCCACGGCGTCCGGTTCGGCGACGGTGCAGGTGCAGGTGCAGACCTCGGCCGACAGCTCCTCCTGGTCCACGCTGGTCGAGACGCCCGCGATCGGCATTGCCAGCTTCACGGCGGACGCGCCGCATGGCGGCGTCCAGATGGAGATCCCGAGCATCACGAGCCGCTATCTCCGGCTGAACTACGTGGTGGGCACCGGCCCGCTGACCGCCGGCAAGGTGCATGCCTCGCTGTCGGTGGACCGCGACAACCTGCGCTACTACTCGAAGAACTACGTGGCTTGAGGCCCTGACCGATGGCGAAGTTTCGTGTGATGGAAACCAGTTACATCAATGAGCGGCTGGTGGAGCCTGGCGAGGTGGTGGAGGTGGACACCTCCGTCATGACGCCCGGCCCGAACCTGGAGCCGGTGGCTGAGGAGCCGCCGGCCCCGCGTGCCGGCCGCAAGGCCGGCGAGTAACCCCGCAGCAGAGCGGCCGGGCCGCGTGCTCGGCCGCGAGCGGAGCGCGTGACGGATGGCAACCCCGCTCGATATCTGCAACTTGGCGCTCGCGCGCATCGGCTCCCGGACGCCTCTGACCTCGCTTGATGAGGCGGCACCGGAAGCCTTCTATTGCAGGATGTTCTTCGACCAGGCGCGCGACGCCACGCTGGAGGCGCATGCCTGGCGCTTCGCCACGCGCCATGCGGCGCTCGCCCTCTCCGGCACCCCGCCGGAGCAATGGGCCTATCAGTACGCGCTCCCGGCCGACTGCATCCGGGTGCGCGGGCTGCTGGCCCCCTGCGCCAGCACGCTCTCGCCGCTGAACACGGCGCCGATCCGCTTTGAGCGCGGGCTCGGGAAGGACGATTACGGTAACGACTTCGCGGCGCTGTGGACCAATCAGGACGGGGCGGTGCTGGTCTACACGGCGCGGGTGACAAATCCCGGCCTGTGGGAGCCGTTTTTCGTCGCGGCACTCTCCTGGCAGTTGGCGACCGAGATCGCGGTGCCGCTGACCGGCAACGGGCAGATCATGGCCGCCATGAGCCAGGGCTATCAGAATGCCATCGCGGCAGCCATGGCGGCAACCACGAACCAGGCGGTGGTGGTGGACAACCATGAGGCCGATTGGCTGATGGTGCGCGGTTTGGCCGATCCGTGGCAGGCGCAACCGCTGCTCAAGGCAGCGCCATAGCCATGCTGGGACCGATCCGCGCCAACGGGCCGACGCCCTACTTCGGCCTTCAGCCGGCCTTTACGGCGGGCGAACTGGCACCCGCGCTCTATGCCAGGACCGATCTGGCGAAGTGGCATACCGGCGCGCGGACGATGCGCAACTTCTTCGTCCATGCGCAGGGCGGCGCCAGCAACCGTCCGGGCACGCAGTTCGTTTGCCGCACGAAATACCCGGACAGGACGGTGCGGCTGATCCCCTTTGTTTACAACTCGGATCAGACTTACATCCTGGAGTTCGGCGACTACTACATCCGCTTCATCGCGGACGGCGCGCCTCTGATGGTGGATGGCGTGCCCTTCGAGGTGGCGACGCCCTATGCCCATAACGACCTGGCGCTGCTGAAATACGCGCAGGCGAACGACATCCTGACCCTCTGCCACCCGCACTATGCGGTGCGCGAGCTGCGCCGGTACGGCCAGACCGACTGGCGGCTTTCCCGCCTGACCTTTGGCCCGACTCTCGGTGTCCCTGGCAACGTCACGGCGGCGGCGAGCGGCGGCGGGCCGAGCGAGTCGGCCAAGCGAGATTACACCTACGCTGTGACCGCGGCGCGGCTGAACCCGCCGGAGGAAGGGCGGCTTTCCGATGCTGCCACCTGCACCAACTGGGATCTCGGTTACAACGGGAATTACGGCACCAAGAATGTAATCTCCTGGAATGCGGTAGCGAGCGCAGATTATTACAACGTGTACCGCTACTACCAGGGCACCTGGTCCTTCATTGGCAGCACGGCGGCCACCTCGATGGAGGATCTGAACGTCGCGCCGGACACGACCACCACCCCGCCGGACCACTACGACCCGTTCAGCGGGGCGGGCATCGCCGCGATCACGGTGACGAATGGCGGCTCCGGTTACTCGCCCGCGACGCAGATCATAGCGACGGACCCGACCGGCTCGGGCGCGGTGCTGCAGCCGGTGATCGTGAATGGGGTGATCCGCAGCGTGACGGTGCAGAACCCCGGCAGCGGCTACACCGCACCGCAACTGGCGATCATCGATCCAGGAGCGGGCGGCCGTGGTGCCGTACTGACTGCTCTGGTGGAACAGCCAGGCGGCTATTCCGATCCCGGCGACGGCGGAGGCGACGGCGGAGGCGACGGCGGTGATGGTGGCGGCGGAGGCGACGGTGGCGATGGCGGAGGCGGAGGCGACGGTGGCGATGGCGGAGGCGACGGAGGCGAGTGATCCGGTTGCCCGGCTGCGTCAGGCCATCGCTGAACGCGGCATCGTCCGGACCGACCCCACGTCGCGCGAGCTGCTGCGGCTCGATGGCGGGGGGGTCTATCGCTGGCAGTTCTATATGCGTGGGCCTCTGCTTTCGGCCGAGGCCATGCGCGCCATTGGCGAGGATTTTTGGGCGCGCAACGCCGCAGGCTATGCTGAGGCACCGTTCCAGGTCGCGGCTATCGAGACGGCCGGCGTGCCGGTGTTGACCGGAATCCTGATGGCGGCTGAGCGATACGGCATCACGCCCAACGCCTTCACGATCCGCAAGGAGCCGAAAAGTTACGGGCTGCGGAACCGGCTGGAGGGGCAGCCGAATGACCTGCCGGTGGTGCTGGTGGACGATCTCGCCAGCCCGCAGCACAACGCCTTTTGGGGCGCGGTGCATGCGCTGCGCGAGGCCAGGCTCCGGCTGTGGCGAGCGGCCTATGTGGTGGTGTTCAAGATGGCCAATGTCACCGCCCCGGTGAAGCTCCGCACGACGATTGGCGAGGTCGAACTTCAAAGCCTGTATACCCTCGACGATTTCGGGTTGCAGTGAGGGCGGGATGGCTGGCTCGATCTATGCCGTAAGCATCGCCAGCGGCGGCAGCAACTACAGCAACGAAACCTATATCGTCGTCACCGATCCCTTCGGGGCCGGGGCGCAGCTTGTGCCGGTCATCAACTCCGGGGTCATCACCGCGGTTACGGTGGTCAACGGGGGGGTCAACTATACTCAGCCGACGCTCCGGGTGGTGGACCCGTTCCAGCCGGGCAGCGGCGCCGCTTTCACGGTGACGCTCGACGAGACGGTGAATGCGCCGGGCTGCGTGGCCTACTACCAGCAGCGGCGCGTGTTCGCCGGCAGCAACCTGAACCCCTCCGGGTTGTGGATGACCCGGAGCGGGAATCACGGCAATTTCGATGTGTCGCGCCCGACGCGGGCGGATGACGGGATCACCTATCAGCTTGCGGCGACGCAGAACAACGCGATCCGGCATCTGGTGCCGATGCGCGATCTGATCGCGCTGACCGCGGCCGGGGCCTGGGCCATTTCGGGTGGCGATGGCGGCGTCATCACCCCAGCATCGGTGATCGCCAAGCCGCAGGCATATGCGGGCGCCTCGCATGTGGTGCCGCTGGTGATCAACTATGACCTGCTCTATGTGACCGAGAAGGGCAGCACGGTCCGCAGCCTGAGCTACAGCTTCTACAGCGACAGCTACGTGGCGGCCGATCTCACGCTCCTGAGTCCGCATCTGTTCTACGGGCACAGCATCATCGAATGGGCCTGGGCGCAGGAGCCGCACAAGATCGTCTGGGCGGTGCGCGAGGACGGGATGCTTCTCGGCCTGACCTACCTGAAGGAGCAGGAGGTCTATGCCTGGCACCGGCACGACACCGTGGGCGGCCAGTTCAAGAGCGTGGCGGTGGTGAGCGAGGGCATCGAGGACGCGGCCTATTTCGTCGTGCAGCGCACCATCAATGGGCAGCAGGTGCAGACCATCGAGCGGATGCACTCGCGGCTGCTCGGGCCTGGCAATGATGACGTGCGCGAGGCGTGGTTCGTGGATTGCGGTCTCCAGTATCGTGGCGAGCCGGCGACTGAGATAAGCGGCCTCGATCATCTGGAGGGCGAGACGGTCTCGATCCTGGCGGATGGGAGCGTGCAGCCGCAGCAGGTGGTGCGGGGCGGCAAGATTACCTTGCCACGGCCGGCGAGCATCGTGACCGTTGGCCTGCCGATCCAGGCGCAGTTGGAGACTCTGCCGCTGGACGTGCAGGGCGCGCCGACCGTGCAGGGCAAGCGCAAGCATATCTCCAAGGTCCGCGTCTTGGTCGAGAACACGCGCGGCCTCAAGGCTGGGGTGGTGAATCCGGAAAAGGGGTCGCTCTTGGTCGAGTTCAAGGAGCGGACGACCGAGCCATATGGCGCGCCGACACGGATGCTCACGGGGCAGCAGTATGTGCATACCCAGGGCACATGGGACGTGGAGGGCCGGGTAATGTTCCAGCAGGACTACCCGCTGCCAGCCACGATCCTCGGCGTGGTGCTGGAATTCGATGTCGGGACTTGAATACATCCCGGCCGAGCCGGCCCATGCCGAATGGCTGGCGCCGCGGCTGCGGGAGGCGGACCGGGCCGAGGTTCAGGCCGCGCTTGGCCTGCCGCCGGAGGTGGCACTCCCGATCAGCCTGCGGGCGTCGAGCGTGGCGGTGACGGCTATGGTATGGGGCGAGCCGGCGGCGATCTTCGGGGTTTGCCCCGCGAACCTCCTGGCCGGCGAGGGGCTGGTCTGGATGCTCGGCAGCGATGAGGTCGAGCGGCAGGCGCGGGCCATGCTGCGTGAGGCGCCACAATGGCTGACGCTGATCGGGGACGGCTACCGGCTGCTGCGGAACCATGTGGATGCCCGGAACACGCGGGCGGTGCGCTGGCTGCGGCGGATGGGCTTCACCCTCGGTCCGGCGGTGCCCTTCGGCGTGGCCGGGCTGGCGTTCCATCCGTTCTGGAGGGCCGTCTGAGATGTGCGTCGTGATCCCGGCCGCGGTGGTTGCGGCCGTCTCCCTGGCTGCCACCGCGGCCTCTACCGCAATTGGCGTCATGAGCGCCCAGGCGAATGCCAAGGCGCAGCAGAACGCCGCCAACTACCAGGCGCAGGTCGCCCGCAACAACGCCGAGGCGGCCCGTCAGGCCGGCGAGGCGCAGGCGCAGCAGGTCTACCGCGAGGGGGCGCAGCGGCTTGGGCTGCAGCGCGCGACCCTGGCGGCGAACAACGTGGATCTCGGCTTCGGCTCGGCGCTGGCCATCCAGCGCGACACGGCCGAGGCCACGGGGCTGGACGCGGCCACGGCCCGCTACAACGCGCTGACGCAGGGCCTTGGCCTGGAGAACCAGGCGGCGCTGCTGCGCTACCAGGGGGAGAGCGCACGGGCGGCGGGCGGCTGGCAGACCGCGGGGACGCTGCTGAGCGGGGTGAGCCAGTTCGCGGGGCAGTGGGCGGGGTATCAGCAGAAGGGCATCTTCGGCGGCGGCGACCTGAAGAAGCCGGCCGCGCTCGGGTAGGAATGAGGCCCTGGGCCTAGCGCCAGCCTTCACGATGCCAACGGCTGCCACCCCGGCAGCAACTCCACCAACTGCCCCGGCGATGCCAGCACGGCCCGCTCCACCACCGGGCCGCCGCCGGCCAGGAAGTGCGTTACGGTCCCGATCGTAAACTGCTCGGCGATGGTGGAGGCGGCGCCGAACAGCGGCACCTCGAACACCGGCCCACAATCCTCCGGCACATCAGCCCGGCCGATCAGGCGCTTCTCGCCGCTCTCATCGAGGTAGACTTTCACGGGGATGCCTCCACTTGCGGGCCTGGGATTGCGGTAGTATGCCGGCTGGGCCGCTCAACTGGGAGATGAGTCTTGTCCGCCAGCCCCCATATTGATCTGGACTACGCCGTGCGTCGGGCCAGGGGGCGGGTGCCACTGGTTTGGGCGAGAAGCACCGCGGCGGGCGCCAGCAACTTCGGGGATGCGGCCAGCGCGGTTGTTGTGGTTGCGATGACGGGCCGCGCCCTCATACCGCAGAACTTCAACGACCTGACCACGCGCATGGCGGCGGTCGGCACCATCGGCCAGAACATGCACTGGGGCACGGTCCATCTGTGGGGGACCGGGGTTGACGCTGGACGCCGAGCCTTCGGAAACACGGATGCGGCCTTCGCCGCCGCGCCCGATACCCGATATGTCGTCCACGCCACCCGCGGCCCTCACACGCGCCGAACCCTGCTGGACGCCGGGCTGTTTGCCCCGCCGATTTATGGCGATGGCGCGTGGTTCCTGCCACGCATCCTGCCGGACACGGTCCCGAAGCGGTATGAGTTGGGGGTGATCCCGCACCTCTCCGAGCTGGAAACGCCGCAGCTTGACGCGACGCCCAAGCATGTGCGGTATCTGGGCAGCAGGACGGATAAGGTTTGCCTGATTTCCACTCGCCACGAGCCGGGATGGGCAGCATGGAAGGCAAAGCTGGCGGAGATCCTGTCGTGCCGCCGCATTGTCAGCGCAAGCCTGCATGGCAAGCTGATAGCTGACGCCTATGGCATTCCGAGCCTGTATCTGGCCCACCATCCGGGCGGCGGGCAGATGCTTGATCTGGGGGGCTGGCA